GATGTTGTAGATACGGCGGATCTGGTCGAGGGGCTGCATCCTACGCGATTCCTCGACCAGTTTTCGTCAGACGCCAGCCGCCTCGACCTCGCCCCACAACTTTGACTCAACCAACTGCGCAACCTTGGTCTGCCGCTCCCAGTTGCGCGCGACGAAGTTCTCGCCGTCCTTTTCCTTGGACGACCACGCGGTCAGCACGTTCCACAGGCAGAACAGGTTAGGACCGCCCTGCAACGGGTCTTCGTCCCGCGCCTTGAGCCAAGCATGCACGAGGTTATCGACCAGCGATTCGGTCGCCTTCGGCAGCGCCGAGAGCAGCTTGCGCGCCTGCTGATCGGTCACGTGGATGGAAGGCCACACCTCCAACCGCTTGACCGTCTCGACATGCTCCTCCGCCGCCAGCGTCAGCTTGCCGATCGCCGGTCCCAGGTCGATCTTGCCTGAGTGCTGAAAACGGAACGAGGAGTATTCCTTGCCCGAGACCGCCTGATTGGCGCACGCCCAGTTGAAAGAACCGATACGGGCCTGCAACGCAGTCGTTGCGTCGTAGGAGTTCAGCAGGATCACCCGCAGCGAGGCCTCGACGCCGTCGCGTATATACGCGGTGTGGGCGGGCAACAGCCATTGGGCAAACATCCGCGCGCCGTCGTGGCTGTAGTCGCAGCCGAAGCGGGCATCGGTGAGATCCAGCTTTGACTTCTTCAAAGCATCCTCGATCGCGCCGACCGCCTCTTCGTTCTGCACTACGGTGTAGCTCGCGGGTGCAAGCCGGATGGTGGCGCCGGTATCGCCGCGGGTGATGTGATGCCAGCCCTCGATTTCCTGGCCGCGCTCATCAAACACTTTGAGCGCATTAGCCCCGATCGGCTGGATACTCTTGTGGTTCATCGGGCAGAAATCGTCGCCCAGTATTGCGGTGTCGAACGGCATTGACTTGGTCCTTCTGATTGTGTGTTTCGGTGGAGCGACATATGCACACGATGTATCACTGCTTGCAAGAATAAAAGTGACGGAAAACGTCAGGCCGCAGATTTTTTTCAGATGACGGCGGCTAAACTACCGGTGGTGGCGTTTGTCTGGACAAAGCACAAGCACCGTGCGACCAATTCCGCCATCATGGCGCGCATAGCGCCCGTGCCCTTTGGCAAGGGGGACAATTCCCAGATGTCAGATGACAACCCAGTCGCTGAGCGCGAACGCCGCGCCGCGCGCAAACGCGCCGATCGGATTGAACTGACATTGCGTCAGGTCAGGACGATCATTGCGGCATCAGGTTTACCGGAACAGCACCAGACGCTGGTGCTGGTGCTGGCGCTCAGGGAGGACAATCAGGCGTCGCGGGCGAAGCTGCGTCTTTGAATCGTCCGCTCTTGTTCTGCCTTGGCGTTTCAAACTCTCCGCGGCGGAGATGCTTGCTGCGCGAGGTGAATGCCCAAGTGCCGCTCTTGGGGTCGACCAGGGCTGGGTTGTCCTTCGCCGCTTTCGCCTCCTCCCGCGCGCGTGCGCGCCGTAGGTTGAAGCGCGGGTCGAAGCGCCGCCAGTCGTTCGGTGGTTCAGGGTAGGGGTGTTGCTGGCGCAGCTTGATGCAGTCGTTCAGCCAGTCGGCGACCGCGGGCGGCACCTTCTGCTTGCCGATGCCCCAGTCGGCGGTCAGCCGGTAGGAGCATTGCAGCATGCGCGCCAGTTCGCGCTGGGTGACGCGCAGCGCCGCCAGCGCCTCATGGTAACGGACGGGTGTCATGGTCACATAGGCTGGCATCGGGGATCTCCGCGGATCAGTTTGGACCACGGTCTATACACGAAAAAAGGGGGCGCCTGGGCGCCCCCGTGGGTCTCCTCTCGTTGCTGTGGGTTCAGGCGTAGCCGGGACGGTCCGGTGCGACCTCGACCAGGGCGCCGTTCTCAAACCACGAACCGCCGTTGGCGTCGGACCATTGCAGGGTCCGCACCCGGTCGTCGTTCCAGGGGTCGCCGACCGCCTTGGCCTGCACCACCCGCATGCCGTCCATCCAGCCGTCCGACACCATGCGGGTGCCCAGCGGGGTCAGCTTCAGCTTGGCGAGCAGCCGCGGCAGATCAGCCAGCGCAGCCACCTTGTGCAGCACGACGTAGTCCTGCGGCATCGGCACCTCGCCCATGCGCCACAACTTCATCGCTTGTTTCAGGTTCGCATCCATCACGCGTCCTCCTCCTCGCCCGCCGCCAGGGCGAGCATCTCGGCGGAGATCGCCTCCGCCAGCATCGAATGGTGCTTCGCCTTCAGCGCGAAACCGGCCTCCGCCCACAGCCTTGCGGCCAGATGGTGGTCGGTCGCCGCGACCAGCAGACGCGGCGGCGCATCGACATAGGCCAAGCTCGCCGCGGTCGACGCCGCCAGTGCGAGGTTGACCATGTCGACGGCGCTCAGATGCAGGCTCATGTCAGGTTCCTTCTCGTTACAGACAACAGATAATGTGCCTGACACACAATGTCAAGATCTTTTCTTGGTGAACGCGGCCAGCCTTACCCGCTTGACCTTTGCGCCGGGATAAGGTTTGCCCATCCGACCCCGCATGAGTTGATCTGGGGACGTGGTCGGTAGGGAGGCTGGCCATGTGGCCGTGTGCGTTCGTCACGTCTGAAAGGAATCCCGGCTACCCCTAGCTCGTCTGATAGGCGCGGCCAGCCTTAACTCGATTTTCCTTGCCCGCCGGGGCGGGTATTACCCTTTTGTCGGCGCCACGCATGAGCGATCCCAGGGGGACGCGAGCCGACAGGGAGGCTGGCCATGTCGCCGTGTGCGCCCGTCACGTGAGAGTATCCCCGGCGCCCCCTATGCGGTCAGTCTACCGCCGCCTTCACCATGCGGTAACCCGCCTTGTGTGCCGCCCTGGCGAACTTGACCGCGCACTGCGTGGTGCAGAACGCGCCGCCGTATTTCAGCCAGTAGGTCTCGCCGTCCCACTCGGCGAAATGCGCCACAGTGCTATCCACGCTGTAGGCGACCGAGATCACTCGCTGATTGGTGTAGGCGCGGCATTGCTCGATCGAGCGCAGCGGCGTCGCCGGGTAGATGTAGCGATACCATCGACCGTCTTTCTGCCGGTCGTCCCCAGACTTGCGTATATACACCGTGGTGGTCATCTTCGGCGCCGGTTTGTCGCAGTAGGCGCAGCGTGGCCGCTCAGTCATCCTTGGGTCTCCACAGGCGCGACGAACCGCTCGGCCAGTGCATACCACCGCTTCTCCTCCGCTTTGCTGACGCAGCTAAACGAGAAGTATCGGTTGTCGTGGTAGCTTTGCAGCATACGCAGCGCGGTCAGCGCCACACTGTGGCGCCGGTTGGTCTCCGCGATCATGCGGGCCGCGATGTCGGTCATTGTTCAACCTCCCGCTCAGGCGTGGTCAGCCGCAGCGCCTCACCGGATACCGCCTCTTGCTCAGCGACGCTCGGGACGCCGACCAGACGGCAGTAGCCCAGCCCCATGGCGAAGCCCGCGAAGAACGACACGCCGCTCTGACGCGCCGCGGCGGGGTTGTTGTCCACCAGACGCTGCCGCGCGAGGCGCGCGAATTGCAGGGCGGCTGGAGTGCGTTTGGTCATGATCATCTTCTCCTTACGGTCTGGTATTCACGGTCGGCCCAGTCGGTGATGACCTTGGCTTCGTGGTCATACTCGTCCTGGGTCATGCGGCCTGCCATCAGGCCGCGATCGAGGCGGTTGAAATCCGCCTCCACCGCCCGCTCGATCTGTTCTTCCGTCATCAGCACGCTTATCCCTCCATCGCTGTGTCGAGCGCCTGCACGGCGTTTTCCAGATAGTCGATCGCCTCCTCCAGAGCCTGGATGGCGCTCTCCATCGCTTGGCCCTTGTCGCCCTGCTGGAACGATTCCGGCAGGTTGTCGTAGGCCTCCTGCTCGGCGTCGCGCAGGTCTTCGGCGACGGATTGCGCGCTTCCGATCGTCTCCTGCACCTTGCCGATTTCCTTGCGTCTCTCAGCGTTCATGTCGTGGATACTCCTGTATATACGCGGTTGAAGGGTAGGCGGGGGAGGTTACTCCCCCCAGGCGAGGCCGAACTTGGCCGCACAGATCGGGCCGTAGCCCGCCGTCTTTGACCGGGGATCGGTCAGGGTGATGCCGCAGAAGCAGCAGGAATGGGTCGCCTCGCCGTAGGCCTTGGCGACCGTCAGGGGGTCGGCAGCGAACCGGGTCAGCAATGCGGTGACCGATGCCGTGGTCGTCGCGTCGACCCGGCTGGATGGCTCCCAGGCGCCCGTGACGGGGTTCACCCGGCCATACCAGACGGCAACCCCGAACGGCTTGCCATCGGTCACGCTGACCGTGCCCGGTTGGGCAGCGGCGGGACCGGCCAGCTTCAGCACGACGGGACTGCCGTCGTCCATCTGAAGCTCGACCTTCGGGAGCCGCTTGGACTTGGCGGCGGCGGTCGCGAACATCGCGGACACCGCGCTGAAATCCAGCTTAGTGGGCTTGGGCGCCGCAGCCTTTTCGGCCAGCTTGCGCACCCACTTCCACTGCTCCTGGCTCAACGGCACAGCGTCAGTGTAGGGGCTGGTCGCCTGCGCCAGCAGGGACTTGGCAAAGTTCGCGTCCCGCTCGCTCAGGGCGGGCAGTGCCGCTGCCAGGGCGTCGAGGGCGTCGCGGTAGGTCATCTCGGGGTGGTTCCTTCTTGTTGACAACCCCTAAATAATCAGCCTGACGCGGGATGTCAAGATCTTTTTTCGGGTGATCCGATGGAAATTGCAGAGGGTCCGGCGCCGCTGGTTCCCGTCCCCGGCGTGGACGTGAGGCGGGCAAAATTCGAGCCGACGTTCCGCCAGCGCGAACTGGTCGCCATGATGGTGGCGAACCACGTGCCGCAGGGGCTGATCGCGATGTCGCTCGACATCAGTGTAGGCACGTTTACGAAACATTTCGCCCGCGAGATCAAGCACGGCAAGGCGCACATGGTCGCGCGCGTCGGCGTGACCGTGTTGCGGAAGGCACTGAAGGGCAACATGAACGCGGCGAGGTTCTGGCTGATGACGCATGGCGGGCCGGAATGGCGGATCGCCAGCAAGGATGCCGCCGCGGAGGCCGCGGCGTTCGCCACCCCCGCCGATGGCGCCAGCGAGCGCAAGGTGAAATTCTACATCCCCGAAAATGGCCGCGACAAACCCGAGGCGCCTGAGCCGCCGACGATCGAGGGTGATCTGGATACCGGCACGTGAGCGCAGCCCTGGACGACGACGACCTCGACATCCGCCCGCAGCAAGGGCCGCAGGAAGCGTTCCTGACTGCCACCGCCGACGTGGTGATCTACGGCGGTGCCGCAGGTTCAGGTAAAAGTTTCGCTTTGTTATTGGAAGCGATGCGCTACCCCTCCGACGTGCCGGGGTTCGATGCGGTGGTGTTTCGACGCTCGACCGTCGACCTCCGCCGTCCCGGCGGGCTGTGGTCGGAATCGATGAAGCTGTATCCGCTCGCCGACGCTATTCCGATATCGCACCGGTTTGAATGGGTGTGGCCGGGTCGCGGTATGGTCAAGATGGCTCATCTCGAGCACGAAACGACTGTGCTGGACTGGCACGGTGCCCAGGTGCCGTTCATCGGGTTCGATGAACTGACGACATTCACGAGCTACCAATTTTGGTATCTCTTTAGCCGCAACCGCTCCAAGACAGGTATACGCCCGTATATACGAGCAACCTGTAACGCTGACGCATCGTCATGGGTCGCCAAGCTGATCGAGTGGTGGATCAGTCCCGATACCGGCTATCCGATACCGGAACGAAGTGGTGTCGTGCGATACTTTGTGCGCGGCGCCGCCGACGAGATCCTATGGTTCGACAGCAAGCGCGCGGCGATGAACACGACCGGGCAGGCTGAGAACACCATTAAATCCCTTACGTTCATCTCGGCGAAGCTGGCCGACAACCCGGCGCTGACGCGGTCCGATCCAAACTATGTCGGCAACCTGATGATGCTGCCAGCGGTCGAGCGCGAGCGGCTGCTCAATGGCAACTGGAAAATCGTTCCGTCTGCGGGTCTGTATTTCAACCGCTCGTGGTGTCAGGTGGTCGACATCATGCCAGCCTGCACTAAGACGGTGCGTGGCTGGGATCTTGCGGCATCGGAACAAGAGGACTACAGCGACCCCGACTGGACCACGTGCGTCAAGATCGGCGTGATGCATGACGGGCGCTGGATCATCCTGCACGCTGATGCGTTCCGCGGCACGCCAGCCGAGGTCGAGCGCCGCATCCTGAACTACGCGACCTCCGA